TATCTTGGTGCTACAACAAAGCAGGATTTGGCGGCTCAATAGCAGCTCAATCCGGTAAAGGATTTGCTAGTTGCGATCATGCACTTAAATGGTTTGCCATGCTTGGCAAGCTGATACCAGTAGGACAGGCAAAAGCCGGTGATATTGTTTTTTTCCAATTTGACAAAGATGCTGAGCCGGATCATGTTGGCATTGTCAAGTGGAACAACACAGCATTGAAATACTTGCAAGTAATTGAGGGCAATACCTCATCCGGTAAAGCAGGAAGCCAATCAAATGGCGATGGTGTTTATTTACGCAAACGCAACTACTCACTAATCATGGCAGTTGCCCGACCATAGGAGATGTATGAAACTATCAAATAAACACAAGGCAGCAATCAAGTCTTATTTAAGAGCTGTGGCTGCATCCGGCATAACTGTTGCACTTGCAATTGTTGCTGATATTAGACCAGAGTTTGCTGTATTACTTGGCGCATTGATTGCACCATTGGCAAAAGCAATTGATCCAAATTCAGGGAGCGAAGCAGATTATGGCGTTAATGCCAAATGACACTAACAGAATGGGCTGGCTTTGGGGCTGGCATTTGCGCTGTGCTAACAGGCGTGCTGATCGGGTTTCGTTTCTTAGTTAAAGGCTGGCTTAATGAGTTGCGCCCGAATTCTGGAACAAGCATAAAAGATCAAATTACTCGATTAGAAAAGCGTGTTGATGATCTGTTTGTCTTAATTAGTAAGCAATAATTTTCCTATGGCGAACACACGAAAACCTATCAAACGCAAAAAGATCAATCGTCGAGTCGTTCGCCAAACTCGTGAAATGACTAAACTAGACACTCATTTTATTGCATTACATGAAGCATTTACAGCTGCAAAGCGTGCAGGTTTTACTAAAGAAATGGCGTTTTGGATTATGCAAGAGCCAAACGCCTTGCCCGACTGGATCTCGAACGATAAACCTGATGCGATAATTCCACGCATCGATCCGGATGAGGATGACGACTAAACCCAATCGTAGATACTTAGTCGTGCCAGATTTGCAAATTCCTCTGCATCATGTAGTAGCGACAAAGAATTTGATTGCTATGACAAAGCGTGAAAAGTTTGATTTTGTATTAAATGTTGGTGATGAAATGGATCTTGGCAGTCAAAGTCGTTGGGCAAAAGGAACTAAATTAGAGTTTGCAGAAACACTTGATGAGGAACGATCACTTGGTCAAGAGATACTTTACGACTTAGGCACAACCGATGTGATTAGATCAAACCATACAGATCGGCTTTACACCACATTGCTTAAAGGTGCCCCATCCTTGATTGGGTTGCCAGAGTTGGCTTATGACAAGTTTATGGATTTTGCAAGTCTTGGCATCAAATACCATCGCAAGGCTTATGAGTTTGAGAAAGGCTTTTATTTGGCACATGGGGATGAAGGCAACATGTCTAAGCATGCCGGCATAACTGCCTTGAATTTGGCTAAAAAGTGGGCAGGGAGCGTTGTTTGTGGGCATTCCCATAGGCAGGGTGCTGTCCGGCACACAACCGGCTTAAATGGGCGTTATTCAACGATTTGGGGCATTGAGGCTGGACATCTTATGGACATGAGGCAAGCGGGATATCTTAAATACAACTCAGCTGACTGGAACATGGGATTTGTGGTCATACAGTTTGGGAAAAAAGGTCATCAAGTTGAGTTAATACCAGTCAATCAAGATGGATCATTTACATATAATAAGCGCACATACGCATAATCGTTATCATTTCGTTATCAAATAACTGCTACAAATCCATGCAATGTCCTTGATTTAGGTCATACTTTATGTATCCACAACCTATGTGGATATGTAAGGGAGCGACATGGAAATCAACGGATTGACAATTTTGTGGTTTATGATATCAACCGGCTTATTAGCCTACGCATTCAATTTATGGCAAACCGAAACCTACAATCGGGGCTATTGGCGTGGTAGGGCAACGGGTTGGGATATGCATCGCAGAATGATAAACATCAAGCAACAGTCAGATGAAGTGTTTGATTATGACAAACAGGGTTAAGCTGCTAGATGAGTGCGCAAACATCCTTACCGATCGTGGATCGATTTACGGAAGCAGTCGAACAAATCACGAGCGGATCGCAGAACTCTGGACTGCATATCTTGGAGATTACATATCGCCCATGCAGGTCGCAATGTGCCAACTGCTTGTCAAAGTCAGCNGGCTGTCTGAAACCGCTAATCACAAAGATAGTGTNAAAGACATCATTGGTTATGCAGCAATCTATTCCGAACTCTTTGACCAATACGAAAATGACTTTGGAGTAGATGATGGCATTTAACATGAACGATTACGAGGATGTGGCAACCCTTAACAAATGGTTTATTGGCAACTATCCGATGGGCAGATCTGACATATCAGTTGTAAGCCATGATCCGGTAAATGGTTATATCTTGGTGCAAGCAACATTGTGGCGTGATGCAAAAGATGCAACACCGGCTGTAAGCAACATTGCATTTGGATCAAGGGAAACTTATATCCCAAACATGAAAAAGTTTTATGTTGAGGACACCGCCACATCGGCTCTTGGGAGGGCAATAATTATACTTAAGGGCTCTGACAAGACTGCAACAAAAGATGATATGAGAAAGGTGGAGAATGAACCGCTTAAAAACAATTATGGCAAAAGTGGCAACGCTCAGCTTATTGAACTGGCACTTAGGAAATCATTTAGAGATGATGCTAAGTCAGAGGGAGAACCGCAAGCGTGGTCGGTCGGAGATGCAATCGCAACCATACCGACCCAACCTCAACAACAAGAATGCACACATGGCATGATGATCTTAAAGGAAGGCACAGCTAAGACAGGCAAGCCTTATTACGGCTATGTTTGCAGCGCACCAAAGCCGGATCAATGTGATGCTAGGTGGGGCAAGTTAACAGCAAATGGAAACTGGTATTTTGAAGGAGGTGAATAATGGGTGATTTACAAATTATTGACGGCTCAGGCTTTACTGCAACATTTACAGATGCAGGAGTAAAGCTAGAGCCATCATCAGAGTTTTGCATAGCATGTAATGATGACAGGTTAATGCGTTCTGGAATGCATATGGTTTGCTCACAATGTCATTGCGTGCAGTAGCGAGTATAACATAATGGCAAAAGGTAGTGATGTATCCGCAGGCAACGAACATTTTACGCCAAAATGGGTGTTTGACACGCTAAATTTGCAATTTGATTTAGATGTCAGCGCACCTGTCGGCTTAAAAACTTTTGTGCCAGCAAAAAATTATTACACAATTATTGAGGATGGTTTGCAACAACCTTGGTTTGGCAATGTATGGTGCAATCCACCTTATTCACACCCAACACCTTGGGTCAAAAAATTTATTGACCATAGACAAGGGATTGCATTGTTGCCCATGACTCGTGGGAAATGGTGGTTTGAATTATGGGATGCCGCAGATGCGATTATGCCGGTTGCTCATGACTTGAAGTTTGTTTTGCCAAGTGGTCAAAAAAAACCTATTACTTTCAATCCAGTTCTGTTTGCTTTTGGTGATATAAATGTAGCAGCTTTAAGCAATAGCAGGTTATGGAGAGTTAGATGACATTATTTAAGTGCAATGGATGTAGTCGCAAGGTTGAATTCTTGTGGCTGGATCAATTAGACACGCCCGAAGGTTTCAAAGCCTACCAATGCACTTCATGCGGTGCTGTGGGAGTAAAAAACATCGTAGATGCAGAAACTGTGCCTGATAGTGAAGTAAGTCGATGCATCAAGTGTGGTGATTGGCAATTTAGGGAATTGCCTTGCCATACTTGTGCATTGATTAGGAGTAAATGAGTGATATCGATTGGGCGCATCAAAACAAGCTGAGAGAGCAATGGCTAATAGATAATCCAGAGGCTACTTATGGGGGTTGGGTGTCAATATGAATGAGGGAACAGGTTTTAGTGATACTTGGCTCGAGGAGGATTTATTTCTTCTTGAACCTTTTTACCGACACACCACAAAATGAACGGAAACCTTGACAGGCATGCTACCCTAGAAAAGCGTTCGATTCTAAATCGAAAAGCTGAGTCGCCAACGGTTAGACTCGGAAGGCGCAGAGTTTGGTCAGTCCTTTGTGTAATGGTATTCACTTTACTCTTTTCAAAAGATTTCTCCTCAGCTGCTAATTACAAAACAAACCATTACAGACAATACGCATTTATTCAATTAAATGATCTTAATGAATTTTATTGTATTGATGAGTTATGGCATAAGGAAAGC